TTTGAGCCCCGTCTTCCGCTCTCTTGAAAATCAAGCAGTTACAAATAAAGTAGCTGCTTATTTTTTTATATATGCTGAATAACATTCCGCTTTTAGAGCCTTTTAAACCCCTTTAATCTTATCTTTGTATGCAAATTCTATGCAAATTTTCAGATTTGCATAAACTAAAAACATAGATATATGGCAACGGTTAAATTCTACCTTGATAAAAGAAGGCAAAAAAAAGATGGCACTTATCCGATAAAGTTGAATGTATTCCACAACAAACAAATAATGATAGCTACGCAGCTAAGTGCATCGGAAAAAGAATGGAATGGGAATGAATATTCTGTGCGTGCACAAAATTACAAGCCGAGGAATATAGTTGCCCGTGGAATAATAAACAAGGCGGAAACAGTAATATTTACTTTAGAGCAACAAGAAAAGTTGAAATCAACTACAGACAAAGCTTTGAAGAAGTTGATAGAGGACGCTATAAGTAGCAAGGTTGAAAATCAAAAGACGTTTCTCTATTATCTTGATGAATTCGTTTCCAAGAAAACCAATCAGGGGACTAAGTCTATATATACAACCACAAGAAACAAGATTGAGGAATACGATAGTCATTGTACTTTTGAGAGCATGGATAAGTCATGGCTGGAAAACTTTGAAGCGTGGATGGCAAAGACGATGAAGGTTAATGCCTACGCTATTCATTTACGGAACATACGTAGTGTATTCAACTACGCCATTGATGAGGAGTACACAACATTGTATCCATTCAGAAGGTTTTCAATAAAGAAAGAGGAAACCCGAAAACGCAGCCTTACAGCAGAACAACTTAGGTTATTGAGAGATTATCCATGTGAGGAATACCAGATTAGATATAGGGATATGTTCATGCTCATGTTCTATCTCATAGGAGTAAATGCAGCCGATTTGTTTAACGCAAAACATTCTGCATTGGTAAATGGTCGTTTTGAATATAAAAGAGCTAAGACGGGGAAATTATACAGTATTAAAGTAGAACCGGAAGCGCAGGCTATAATTGAGAAATACAAAGGGAAGGATTATCTTCTTAATATAATGGACGAATACGGAAATTACAAGGATTTCCTACATCGTATGGGAATAGGGTTAAAACAGATTGGAGAGACAGAAAGGAAGGGATTGGGAGGGAAAAAGAGTAGAAATCCCCTATTCCCTGATTTGTCCTCATACTGGAGCCGCCATACTTGGGCTACAATAGCGGCGGAACTTGATATTCCAAAGGAAGTAATCGCCCACGCGCTTGGGCATAGTTGGGCGAACAGTACAACAACCGACATCTATATCCGTTTCGATATGAAAAAAGTGGATGAAGCGAATAGAAAGGTTATTGATTTCGTGAACAATATCAATATGTAAATATATCATTATAAATACAATAAAATGTTAATATAAAGATACGCTTCTATATCTATAATATATTGATTATTATATGGTAATGTGTATATCATTTTTATTATATCATCCTTTTAGGCGTTCTTGCTCCCTTTTAGCCCCTTTTAGCGACAGAATGAAAAGTAAATATTAAAGATTGTTCCTTTTCTCCGATTGTGCAAAAAAACATTCCTACTTTTACCCGTGTAACAAGTACGGGATGTTACCAGACATTGATTAAACATTCTCCTTATGGAGGTTATATATGATTGCCTCGTAGTAGCTCGTACCTATTACGGGGCTTTCTATTTAAAGCCAGTATACAATCGGTCATGACGCTGTGTGTGCACCTCTGACCGATGAAGGAACCTTGTAGAGGGCTGTGAAAACGGGGCGGGAAACCGCAGGAAGTACGATGCAAGGAAGCACTTAGAGGATGCTTGTACGGGTGTCACCCCACCTAAAACCTCGAAGCGGATGCAGGTTGATGTCATTCGCCCCTTGAAAGGCTCGGTCGTTATACGGGAGTTTGGAACCATTCAAGAGGAAAGTCCGTTGGCCGTTTGGCTTAATACGTCCAGGTGAAATCGGACTGCCAAATCGCCTAAAGGACACTCTATACCCACGTGGCTGGTGTTGCCGGGAATTTGGGTTGAGTGTATAACCAATAAGCCATGATTAAGAACATTAAAATATGCGCTATAATTGCAATATATTTTTATTATCTTTGCAAAAGCATGTCAAGTGGCATGCTTCCCATACTAACGAAAAGACATGAAAGGACTTACAATCAAACAAGAGAATTTTTGCAACTACTACATCGAAAGCGGTAATACTTCCGATGCCTATCGTCGTGCCTATTCGTGCGAGAAGATGAAAGATAAACAAGTGTGGGAAGAATCTTGCAAGTTGTTGTCCAACCCAAAGGTAGCCCAAAGGGTCAAAGAGTTGCAGGAGGAACAAAAAAACAAATCGGATATAACTAAAGAACGCATTCTACAAGAATTGTCCGGTATAGCTTTCTCATCCATTGCCAGCATGCACAACACATGGATAGAGCGTAAAGAATTTGATGAACTCTCTGACAAAGAGAAATCAGCAATAAAAAGTATATCTACCAAGATATTGAAAAAAAATATCGGAACAAGTGATGCTCCGGAAATTGTAGATGTTGAATATGTGAAGATAGAACTTTATGATAAGATAAAGGCTATTGAGCGTATATGTAAAATGCTTGGGTTTGATGAGCCTACCGAAATAGAGATGAATACCAGCAAACCCATAAGTGTCGAGGATGCAAAGAAACTGATAGAAAGGCTATGATGGACGGTGTACGGTATCTACAAGCATTTTGTATGTCGGGCGTTCTCAATTACACAAAATTTTTCTTTAAAAGTAAAACAGGGCGCAAATTTGTGGTGAGCAGACACCATGAACGCATATGTAATGCGTTGGATGATGTTATTTCCGGAAAAATTCAAAAACTGATAATCAATATTGCACCACGATATGGAAAGACCGAATTAGCCGTAAAGAACTTTATATCATACGGATTGGCACTCAACCCGTCCTCAAAGTTTGTCCATCTCTCATATTCTGACGATTTGGCTCACGATAATTCAGAAGAGATTAGAGACATAGTTAAATCAGAAGAGTATCAACAGCTGTTCCCGTATGTCCAGATAAAGAGAGGCACAGACAGCAAAAAGAAGTGGAGTACCACTGCTGGCGGTGGTGTATATGCGGTGTCAACAGGTGGGCAGATAACGGGATTTGGCGCTGGAGAGGTGGACGATATAGATGATAAAGAAACAGAAAAAGAAATAGATAGCATATTAAAGGGGGCAAGGTTTTCCGGCGCCATTGTCATAGACGACCCTATTAAGCCGGAGGACGCTTTGTCTGACGTGAAAAGGGAAAAGGTTAACCAACGCTTTGAAACTACTATCCGTAACCGAGTGAACAGCCGAAACACCCCGATTGTAATAATCATGCAGCGCCTGCATGAGAATGATTTGTGCGGCTATCTTATGAAAACAGAGCCAGGGCAATGGACTGTTCTTTCATTGCCGGTCATAGAAAAAGAAGCGGGCGGGAAAGAATTTCCTTTGTGGGAATTTAAACACACATTGGATGAATTGCATAATCTCAATAGAATAAATCCATTCGTCTTTGAAACACAATATATGCAAAACCCTACACCTATAGAAGGTCTCATGTACGGTACATTCAAGACTTATAGGGAAATACCATATACCAACCGTGCCATTCGGAAAAATTATACCGATACCGCAGATACGGGCAGTGACAGATTATGTTCCATAGATTATGTGGATACAGAAATAGGCAACTTTATTTTAAGCATACTATATACGGACGCTCCTATGGAGGTTACGGAACCGCAAGTTGCAGCTTTGCTTGCCAAAGATAGAGTAACCATAGCTAACATTGAAAGCAATAACGGTGGACGTGGTTTTGCCCGAAACGTAGAGCGGCAATCACGCATAATGGGCAATAATGAAACAGAAATAAAATGGTTTCATCAGTCGGGAAATAAGGAAGTTCGAATATTTACCCGCTCCGCTGAGGTTATGAATCTTACATATATGCCGGAAGGTTGGGAAGTGCTCTTTCCTGAATTTTATGCAGAGATAAAATCTTTTAGGAAGTTCGGAAAAAACGCACATGATGATGGGGCAGATGCTCTTACCGGAACCGTAGAAAAACGCGGAGATTTTGAATATGACAGCTATGAGGCTGCGACAGTCGCATTTTCCGGCATTCCAATTGTAGAAATACATCCACTGCTTAATGGGCGTTTTCTGTATGCGAAAGCGTATGTTGTACATGATACAATATATGTGGATGATGCGTATATAGGAGAATTGATTCCCATCAAAGAAATCGCCGCGGTGGTCGCTGGTGCCGATGTAAACATTGAGACTTCGCAGGCAATGCTTCATTATATACGCGATTATAGGGCTGAAATAGGTGATGTGTGGGCAAGGCAAGAAAATACAGGAAAACTTTCTTATATTGAAGCATTTAAGGGGCTAATTCGAGATTTTAAATTCAAGAGAGATAATAAAATGTCCTTATTTATGCGTAATCTAATGGACTATGATGGCAAAGATGTCTATGAAGCAATGTATGTATTGTGTTGTATAGCAGATAGAGTAAAAAGAAAATCAAAAAAATAATCATAAAAATGCTATTAGTTATTTGGAATTAGTCTAAATAATATATATATTTGCACACGTAGGGTCACTACAAGCGTGTGAAGTTGCACGCAACCGTATTAATGGACTAAAACACTAAATATATGGGAGTGGCCGCATTAATTTGCTGTCGCTCCTGCTTTGTATATGGGCATATTTACTAAATTTTGGAAGCCAGAAAATAAAAAGTCTATCCCGATGTATGATAATGTAAATCGGGTAGAAAGAGATGCAGCAGGAAACTACTGGTTTTTGTCCGATTTGTTTGGAAGGCGTTCCAAATGGAAAGTATATTATGACATGACTGACAATTTGGATAAAGCCGGAGCGCTTGTTTCCTGTACGCCTTTCTTCACTGTAGTTGATAAAATCGGTTCTATGATGTCCCGTGGTATTCCTTATGTGGTAGATAAGGATGGAAATGAAAAAAGAACATTTGCCGATATACGTAATATACTCAACGCTCCCAATCCGCTGCAAACATTCTCTTCATTTGTAAAGCAAATTGAAATATGTCTTAAGGTATTCGGCTATTGTCCAATTGTTCTTGTTAGAGCGACAAAAACAAGCACTCCTAAGGCAATGTGGATAATTCCACCTGAGATTTTCCATATGGAAGGAACCGGTAAGGTGTTTCGCCAATACGAACTAAAAAATATTATATCAAGTGTATATATAGACTGTAACGGAACTCGATTAGAGTTGGAGGATTATGAATACCTTGTAATATATGACAGCAATATAGTAATAAATAGCGGTGCGACTGCTGATGTCAAATTTGAGTCCGTTTCAGATAGCCTTTCCCAGCCTATATCAAACTGGGTAGCTTCTATGTCTGCAAGCCATACATTGCTTGTAAATGGTGGTCCTAAAGGCGTGCTCTATAATGATTATACTGACCAGATGGGAAATGTTGCCCTTTCCTCGGAAGATGAAAAGGATATAAAGGACAGATTTAAACGTGATTATGGCTTAGTAAACAAGGAATATCCCATTTTGGTGACACGTTACAAATTAGGATGGCTTCCTCTTGATTTTAATGCTGATGAATTAAAACTTCATGAAGAGGATAAGAGGTGTACAGATAAGATTGCCAATGCAATGGGCATAAATGCCAATCTTTTTACGGATGCCAAATACGACAACCTTGAAAGTGCTGGGAAAAAGGCTTATCAGGACGTAATCATTCCAGATAGCCGAAAGATAGCAGAATGTCTTTCAAAAGCCATATGTCCGGAAGGTGTTTTTATTAAAATTGATTTTACAGATGTTGAATGCCTTCAAACCAATAAGGAGACAGAAGCCAATACATTGGTTAAAGTTGCTGATGCCTTACAGAGATTGATAGATAAGTCTTTGATAACACATGATGAGGCACGTATAGAAGTTGCAAGATACATAGATATTGACCCGGATAATCCAAAAGGAGATTTTGATAGCAATGTAGCAAGCAGTGCATCTGTTGAAAATAACGTCAATAACAGTAAGGAAAATGGAAACAATGACAAATAAATACAAAGATAAGATGGGGATGCAGTATAAATTGTTCTCCATAAACTCGAAGGATGTCCAATATAGCCCCGAAAGCCGGACTATCAGCGGATACGCTGCTGTATTCGGAAACATGGATAAGGCTCATGATATTCTATTGAAAGGTTGCTTTTCAAAAAGTATCAATGAAAGAGGGCCGCAAAGCCAGGCAAATGACAAAATTATACTCCTTTGGATGCACGACATGTCAGAGCCTTTGGGATTTATTACAGAATTGAAAGAAGATGATAGAGGGCTTTATTTTGAGGCGCGCATTGATGAGATTGAACTTGGAGATAGGGCCATAAAACAACTTGAGTCAGGCACGCTTAATCAATTCTCTATTGGCTATGAGTATGTATGGGAGAATTGCGAATGGGATTACGAAAAAGAAGCCCTGATTGTTAGAGAGGTTAAGTTGTATGAAATATCGGTGGTATCAATTGGCTGTAATGGAGAAACCGAGTATTTGGGGTTGAAGTCAATTGAAGACTACGAAAACGCTTATAAGGATTTAAGCGGTGAAATTTCCTTGTTATGTAAAAATATGAGTACAACCAAGCAACAGCGTTTGCAAAAAATTATAGCCAAAGCAATGTCACTTGCATCTTTTAGGCCGGACGGTGTTATGCCTGCTCCACCCAAAGGGATGGAAGCCGGCAGTAATGGCAAAACGGAAGAAAAATCATTATGTAATTTATTAAAACTAAAATCGGTATGAAATTAGGATTTTTAGAACTTATGGACACATCCGGCTTGTCCGAAGAAAACAAGAAGTTTTTTGAATCTTTGGACGAAAAAATGGGAGAAGCCTTTGAAAAACAAGTGAAAGGCTATCTTGCGGATGAAGTGAAATTGGAAGATTTGCGTAAATCCATAAAGGATGCCGCTGATTCCATAAATGACATCAAGGAAAAGGATTTTGCCGGCATTGACAAAAAGACTTTTGAGGAGAAGGTTAATGAATTGGAGAATGCCATTTTACGTGTAAAGGCTTCTACCGAAGTAGGTAAAAACGGGGAGGTAAAGATTAAATCTGTTTATGAGCAGCTACACGAACAGCTCAAGGAGTATATTGCTGCGGACAAGAAGGGCGTTATGTCTCTTGATTTGAAATCGGCTTGTCAGTCGGCTCCCGGCAATAAGTTGGGATTAAATCTTGTGCTGGAAAAGAAAGACGCTGCAACTATTACTTCCGGGGCCCTTGCTCCGCATTACGGACTTGAGGTTGACCCAAATTTATCAGTCAATCCGAGAGCGCAAACCGTCATTAGAAAATATGCAAATGTATCAAGCACAAATAATAGGGCTTTGGTTTATGCGGAATATACAAGCAAGGACGGAGATGCTGCATGGGTTTCTGAAGGTGGGCTAAAGCCTTTGATGGATGCGACATTGACAGAAAAAACAATAACCGTTGCCAAAGTGGCTATTGCTGCTAAATTTACAGAGGAAACGCTGTCGGATTTTCCCAGCTTCGTCAATGAAGTTGAAACGGAAATGGTAAATAAACTTGGAATCAAAGAAGAGCAGGGAATTTTGTCAGGCAATGGCTCTGGTGGAGAAATAAAAGGCGTTGCATCGGATATGCCGGCATTCTCTCTCTCTACTTTCTATGTTGAGAAGCCAAATATGTTTGATGCTCTTGTGGCTGGATATTCGCAAATTGTATCCACCAGCGAAATGGCTTATCGTCCGAACCTTGTACTGATGAACCCATTGGATTACGCGTCCATGCAGTTGGCTAAGGATGCTAACGGTCAATATCTCCGCCCATTCCGATATGGAGATGAATTGATTCAGGGATTGCGTGTAGAAACTACTACAGCAGTGAAACAAGGAGATTTCATCATGGGTGATTTCTCATACTTGAACATTCGTGACTTGTGGGAATTGTCTATTACCTTAGGATGGGAGAATGACGATTTCCGCAAGAATATCGTGACTGTAATCGCAGAGAAGAGGCTGATGTGTTATATCAAGTCGCAATATAAGACCGCATTTGTAAAGGACACATTCTCTACTGTAATAGAAGGTATCACTCAAGGAGCATAAGGAGAATAATTATGGGAAAAGAATATAGAATAAACCTGACTAAGCGTTATAACGTAACATTTGTCAAGGATGGTGTGAAGTATAAAACAGGCGATGAAGTTTCAGTCGGAATGGCTCTTGCGAGCAAGTTTTATGCCGAGGGTAAAATTGAAGCGACAAACGAACTGATTAATGATGCCAGAGCGTTGGGTTGCGAGGAGTTGTTCACTAAACGTAAATCTGCGAAAAAAGATACGGTATGATAATTGACTACGAATCTTTCACCGGGTTGCTGAGTGTCGGGATAAATCCTGACACTGGCGCTCCCTCTATAACAAGAGATGCGGAGTTGGGCAAAATAGAATCATATATTTCCGTATATGAACAGGAATATTTGATTCGTATACTTGGTGAGGATATGTGTAAGGCTTTTACCGATTATCTTAACTCAAAAGAAGATAGCGTTGATGATAAATGGGATAGGCTGCTTGCTATTTTATCAGAAAAATACAGCCCTATTGCTTGCTATATATTTTTCAAGTATATAGCGGACGGTAATTACAGCGTAACAAATGTTGGAACAGTAACCTCTGCCGATGGAAATGCTGTTTCTCCACAAGTTTTGCAAATTAGGGCATGGAATGATATGGTAAATATGAACAAGCGTGTTTATAAACTTTTGCAAGGAAAGGAATATGCTGGTGTATGTTTCAATCCATGTATGTTGCGTAAAATAAACTGTATGGGAATATGAAGCCGGTAAATGATATATTTGCGGACATTGTAAAAAAGGTATCGAAAAGATACGGAAGCAATGTGTCGTTTTTATTCGGAGACTGGGCCTACATAAGCAATCAATTAACTTTATGGGGTAAAAGTCCCAAGACAAGTAAATTGAAGTTTCCTATAATATGTCTTTATTCTCCGTTCACGGAAGATAGAAGTTCTGCCGAGACTGAGGTTAGCCTGGAGTTTATTATTATGGTAAACACTTTGAAAGGGTATTCGAATGAAGACCGGCAAAAGACTTCCTTTGAGCAGGTATTGCGACCTATATACAATATTTTCTTGGATGAAATCAAGAAAGACATAAACATTGTCCGTAGTTACAATGATGTGGTTCCACATTCCTACATTGAAAACTACAGATATGGCAGGGTTGGGGTAATAGGAGAAGACGGGAAACCATTCAGTGATTTTATTGATGCTATCGAGATGAAAAATGTAAATTTAACCATTAAAGAAGTAAAATGTTATGGCAACAGATTATAGAAAGTGTCCGGGCGTTGCAACTTTTAATACGGGTAGCTCCGTGTGTGTGCTTGACCCCGGTAAAATAAAAGCTATCATACTGACTATTCACGGTCATAAGATACCTACAGAGAAAACAGCGGAAGCCTTTGAAAAGGCTTGCCATGCAGACCGTCCGGGAAGAATATTCCCTATCAAAACGATTGTGGAATATGCACCTTCCGGTGGAGAGGCGCAAACTTCCGCTACGGGATACGGCCCTGCTAAAATCACAAGCTATTCAGCTAAAAATGATGTATGGACTTTGCAGGACTACGATGCCAGCTTGAAAGCAAACATCATGGTGGCAAAGAATGTGGCATTTGATGCTTATTTTGTAGATGAGAACAACGTCATTTACGGAATGAATGACGGTACGAAAGATTTGGCGGGCATTCCACTGTCCGGCGTTTATCCGGGCGGTCAGGACTGGGATTCTTCTGGCACAGAAGCCAACTTGACTATCGCAACCATGTTCAAGGATTACGAAAAGTATATTAAGAACGCGGATGTGAGAGCTTATGATTTTGATGTCGTTGACGCATTGAAAGGATTGGTATATGTTGATTTGGTATCAACAGAATCAAACAAGTATAAATTGATTGAGCACTTCGGAAATTTGGATATTACGGAGTATTACGGTGAATTACTGGCAAAGAATGCAGAAAAAGTGTTGGACGGGGCGACAAGTGCTTCTTATGCTAACGGGGTCATTACTACCGTTGGCGAGGACTCCGTTACCCTTGCATCTCCCTCTGTATTGCAAGAAGCTGGAATTACGGGTATTGAGGCTTGGACATGATAGTAGAAGGTGTAACATTCAATGAGGAGAGGGTGAGAAATATGAAGAAGAGGGACTTCATAAACACACATAAGAATGTGTTTTTTCTTGACCGACCGCCCGAAGAAAGGGAGAAAACCCTTTCGTCCATCTACGATGATATAGCATCTTCCGGTGCGGCAAGACAGAAAAAAGATGATTGTATATTATGATGGTGGTATCGTTTAATTGGGGGCGTTCATTCGCCCCTAAATTGTCTTGACTATGGCTAACATTATTGAAGCAGAAGAAAATTTCAGACGGTTTGCTACCGGATTTGAACCGATGATACGGGATATTATGGTAAAAAACAGAGAAGAAGTTTCCCAATATATTGTAGAACAACTATGGTCAGGTATTAACGGAAATGACAAACCGTTACGCCCTACTTACTTTAATGACCCGTATTTCAATACCAAAGAAGCGGGGTATTGGTATAAGAACGCCAAAGGCTATGCTGCTTTCAAGCAAAGGGTAGCCCCGCTTATGTATTCTTCGCTGATAAACGCTCCTGTAAGTTCAAAAGGGACGCCAAACCTGATAATTACGGGTGAATTTCACGATTCTATTACAGCCGTACCGATAGATAAGGGGCTAAGGATTGAAAGTGTGGGGATAAGCTTTAGCGGTGATATAGAAAAGAAATACGGACAGGCGATTTACAAGGTCGGTTCTTATGCGAGAAAGGCATTCATGGAAAGGCATATAAAGCAAGGCATTGCGGATTATTTTAGAAAATTCGGTTTATAATGGGATGTGCGTGTGAAAACAAAAAGAGAATGGCAGATATAGCTAAGATGCGTTCGCTTGCAAGAAAAGCCGCAAAGATGGAGGGGAAAGTATATATCCTTTATGAGAAAGACGGGGTTTTCAATTTTTGCCCGAGAGGCGAAATGTTCAACGGGAAACTGATTGAATATGTTTGGTTCTGATATTAAAAAAAGAACACTGTTTTTTGTATAACCCCCGTAATTTTTCTGCCTTTAAATTGAAAAATATTAAAAACGGAACAAAGGCGGGAGTTATCCCGCCTTATACAATCATTTCCTGGTTATTATACTCATGTGTGGGTATTTGGTTTCATGAATTGTCGGCTTCTTGAGCTTTTCTCCTTTGAGTTCTGCAAGTTCCGCCTTGACTTCCTTAAGTTCGTTCAATAAATCCGTATATCCTTCCGTCAATCGGAGGATGTGTTGCATCATTGCTGTGCTGATTTCCATAATAGATGAATATTTGTTTTAGTCATTATTCCTGCCATCTGCCCGCCAGCCGTATTGCTGACGGGGTATCATAACGTGAACGTTGGTCGAAACCTCAACGTGCATCTATGCTTGTTTACGTGGCAATATGTTTTTGGGTATAGTTATAGCTGTACGTCATTACTCCGTACCTGTAAATGTTTATGCTTCAATGCTATTTGATTTTTGCTATTTTCCCATCAGAAGGCTTTCCGCCAAATAGATGGTTGATGTAGGCAAGACCTTTTGGTTTGCAAAACACCTTTTGGCATAATATGTCAGGGTGGTTGTCTCTGCGTATTGGCGGCAACAGCGTCATTTCAAAGTAGCCTGCGTCAATATACTTTTGTTTCGGCTCGTTCCTGTCTTTGAAGAATATGCCCGCATCCCTTAGCTTTCCGAAAAGGGTGTTCCTCCCAAAACCGAGATTGAGTATCTTTGCGGCTTGACCTATGTCTACTTTGCCCTCTGCTTTGAAAGCGGCTTCTGCGAAGTCGGCTTTAGGCTGGAGTTTGGCGTTCTTTTCTTCAAGCTGCTTTAGCCTCTCTTCTTTTCTTTTGATTGTTTCCTGTGCCACTATGAGTGCACGTGCCATGATTTCTTCGGGAGTGTCGTCGGATTTGGTGGCGATGTAGCCGCCGGTCTTACGGATGGTCTTTAGGATTTCCTTAACTCCTTTCTTAAATTCTTTGGCGATTGGCTTACGGGATTGAAATAAGACCTCATACAAACCGTCCTCTGTTAAGAACCACATTTTGTAATTTCTACCATCTACGAAGATTGTTCGTAGATGCTTTTCTTCCTCATCTACAGTGCCTACCATTCTTGATACATCATAATAACCTTGCGATGTTTTCGCATAATCAATGCACTCTGCCACTTCTTTAGCAAGAAACAACGGATTTTCGGCAGTTCCGTAAACCGTGAATTTGTGCCCCAGCAACTCTGTTTCGCTTAGGACTTGAATCGAGTTTGTTAGCATAACAAAAAAAGCGCACGTTCACGGCTGCTAACAAACTCATAGGAATTTAGTTTGGGGACATTTCTGTTACCCCACCGTTCGTGCGCAATATCTTACATTATGATACTTACTTGTTATATGTATTGGCAAAAAAATAACTCCAATGATGAAGCCATAGGAGTTTGCCGCTCCTATAAGTTGTTAGCACTGCAAAGATAGCAACATTTTGTCAATCTGCAAAGGGATTTCGTTATTTAGACGGCGTATAAATTACCCAATATTTTATTGCATTTCTTGGAAAGCACTCCTTTTCTCCCTTAATTTGCTTAACAATATTAACAAATACATAACATGGGAAACACAAAAAACAAGGGTTTGCATATAGAAATTGCATCAATAGAGGAAGATAAACCGCTTAACTGTCCTAAAATTTGTAATCGTTGTGAAGATTGTTATATAATTGGCGATCTTGAATTTGGGACAGAGAATGCTAAAGGGATAAAAATGTCTCACGCTTATTTGATAATACAAAATTTATCAGATGAGCCTATAAGTATAGAATCAGATAATTTTACAGCAATAGATGATAATGGCTTTTCATATAATGGTGCGAAGTTTGGATGCAATTATTATGGAAGTAAGAAAGAGTTTTATACAGAAAGATATGAATTGCATCCTTCATCAAAAGTTAGATTCTTAGTGCTGTTTAAATCAAAGACAATATCCAGGATTATATATAGCAGCATATTTGATGACTACTATTATGATCTAACAGTAAATGATAAAAAAGAATGCCATGTAAATATTGATTTTCTAAGGTTGAAGCTAAATGAAGCGAACGCAGTTATATCAAATTTAAAAGAAGAACTTTCTACAAAAATTAAAGAAACCAATAGATTGCAAGAAGAATTAGAGGAATGCACTCGTGAAAAAGAACGGTTAGATGATTATTGTAGGGAAAATTATAGTGCAAAAGCAATTCATCAGAGAAGAATGGAGGAGTTGCTGTGCAAATATGAAGAGATAGAAGATGATGATTATTATAGAGTTATTTCATTAGAAGAACACGACACTGTTTCATTTAATAGAGAATTTGATAAATCAAAGGGAAATTATAATTGGATAAATGAAGGAGATGCTTTGATAAGTCTTAGGGCTGATAATACAGGATATGGGTTGGATGGTAGAACAATTATCAAAAGCCATGTTTCAGGAATATTTGAGTTTAATAAAAATAAAATGATTGGATACAAGGAAGAGATATGTAGAGTAAGAAAGTATCCTCAAAAGATGAAAAACGAAATAATAAATGAATTGGAAAAACAAGAGATAAAGGAAAATGTATATAAAAAAGAACGAAAAAAAATGATTGAAAGAGAGGTGCTTGATGAATTAATAGAAGAAGGAAAAGTATTTAATGTATATACTAAAAAGGATGGAAATCGAACTACCATACCAATGGATATAGCAAATGCTGTATGGAATAGAGATGGTGGAAAATGTTGCATGTGTGGTAGTAAGGAAAATTTAGAATTTGACCATATAATACCCATTTCCAAAGGAGGTGCAACAACGTTTAGAAATCTTCAAATTCTTTGTAAAAATTGCAACATAAAAAAATCTGATAACATTTAAAGGCTTATGAAAAAACTATTATTTTTGTTTCTGATTTTGCTATCAGTAACATCATGTAAGAGCACTTATTATGAAATAGGATATTCCCTTGATTATAGAGAATATGTTAAAGACCCTAACTTTGTAATTAATCCTACTGAAATTGGGAATAAGGATTTTACTCCCGTAGGTCCAATATATTTGGAGTTTCATTCAGGAAATAAAGTAAAAAAAGAAGATAGAAACTATGTGCATGAAAAAAGAAGCATATCTATTGGAAAATATTATGTCCCTACTTATGAAAGAATGATTTCATCCGCAGTTAATAAAGCCAAAGAGATGGGCGCAAATGGGATTATTTCGTTTAGTATTGAAAAAATAGAAAAGGGTAGGTCTAATTTACCGGTATATATAATCAGTGGAAATGCAGTGATATACTAATTGCATTCTTAAGATTATTACCAAATAATAAAGCCAGATGTAATGTCTGGCTTTTTCTTTTTCTCTTCCCTTTTCTGATTTTCATTTTTGCCTTTCTTATTTAGAAAATTCTAAATAATTCAATAATTTCGATATGGCAAAGAAAAAAGATGGAAAAGTTAGTAAAGTATAAAAGAACTTGCATAAAAAAGAAAGTAGCCAAAGGTAACTGGCTACCAATGGCTACTTTTTGATACTTTATTTTTTACCATAGTGATACCTCATAGAGAGCACATAAACCGTGATTATTTCATCATTAACTGAATAGATAATGCGATGTTCCGAATTTATACGCCGAGACCATTTGCCGGACAAATCATATTTCAGAGATTCCGGTTTGCCTATTCCGGTATAAGGGTGTTTGGCAATATCTTCAAGCAGTGACAATATTTTATTTATTATAGCCTTATTACCGCTTCGTACAAAATATTGGTATTCTTCTTTTGCTTGTGCGGAAAGTGTTATTTTGTACATACAACCCGATTTAAAAAGTCTGACATATTTTCTCCCTCATGTTGAGAAACGCAATTTCCATTCTTAATATCTTCTTCCCCTTTTCTGATAGCTTCCATCGTTGCCGGAGATTTCATTATATATTCAGTTTCTTTAATGGAGTTGTATTCATCTAAAGATATGACAACAACGCTTTCATTGCCGGCACGGTGCACCAGCAACGGCTCACTGTCATTTATCACACCATCGAGATAGTATTTAAGGTTATTTCTTAGTTCTGAATAGTTGGCTGTTCTCATAATTTACTTGTTTTTATTGTTTTGTACAAAAATAGGTACTTATTTTTGTACTTACAAGAAATGGTGAATATATGAATTTAATTTAGACTAATTCTAAATAATTTTATATCTTTGCGTTATCATGTGATGTTGCATGACACCCAATATTAGGACTTATGGCAAACGAATTTATAATTACCGATTTAGTCGACAAAAAAGCCGTACAACAATTAAAGGAACTCCGTCTTGAATTTGATAGTACAAAAGGGTCTTATGTGGAGCTTGCTAAGGAGTTGGCGCAAGGAGTAAAAACTAATCCCAAAACATTTGATGAACTTTCCCAAAAAGCACGTAATTATACCTCGCTGTTGGAGAAATTGAATAAGACGCAAGAAAATATGGCATCTATTCAGGCAAAACAACTTACCGTGCTACGTCAAGTATCCCAGCAACTAAATTCAATGTCATCTTTGCAAAAGTTAAACCTTTTGTTCGAACAGTCCGCCAAAAATATCAAGAATGCAAGTGATATGCTTGCCGGATTATCTTCCGCATCCAACCAGGTGTCTTCGGCGCAGGATAATGCGGCTAAAAGCACCCAAACAGCAAGTAATATAATAAGCCAGGCATCCACTCAATTGCAGGCGGCAAATATGAACTATGCCGCCATAATCGACACCGTACAGGCATATGATGGCGAAGTTACTAAGTTAACGGCTGATACCATAGCCAATAAAGAGGCTATGAAAAAGATTGATGCGGATATTAAATCTCTTGCAAAATCTTATAAAGACGGAGAAATTACTTTGTCTGAATATATAAGGCAGTCTTCGCTATTAAAACAAAGGCATACGGAACTGATGGCGCAAAATCAGCAATATTCGACTTTGATAAAAAATCATTCCACGGCAATTATTTCAGCTTCCGGCAGCTATTATGAAATGAATGCCGCCATGCTTGAGTTGCAGAAAAGGTATAAGGCGTTGAGTGAAGCTGACCGGGAAAGTAGTGTCGGGAAGAATTTGATAGCGCAAGCCAATGCTTTGAATAATAAGTTGAAAGAGATTGACTCTCAATTTGGGAATTATCAAAGGAATGTAGGTAATTATGCGTCCTCTTGGAATGGGTTGCAGATGCAAGTTCAACAAATAGCCCGTGAACTTCCTAATGCGGCATTAGGACTTAATATGTTTATTATCGCTATATCTAACAACTTGCCCATGTTGATAGATGAAATAAAAAGAACGTCTGATGAAGTCCAAAGGCTAAGAATGGAAGGGCAAAAAACGGTTTCTGTTTGGAAACAATTAATGGGGGCTGTATTTTCTTGGCAAACAGCAGTAGTTGTCGGTATTACAATTTTGACGGCTTATAGAAATGAAATATCAGATTGGGTTGCGAGTTTGTTTAGAGGAAAGAAGGCATTGGATGAAATAATTTCCGTTCAAGACAAATTAAGGATAGCTCAAAAAGGAGCTATTCGTGATACAATAGAAGAACGTATCAAATTAGAACTATTATATAAGGCTGCTACCGACAATAAAAAAGCTATGGAAGAGCGTATCGTAGCCGCAAATGAATTAAAAAGTACTTTCCCTAAATTATTTGATAATTATACAAAAGAACAAATAATGACGGGAAATGCAAAAGACGCATATAGATTATTAACAGCACAGATTATCGCTACTGCCAAAGCTAAACGGGTAATGAATGAAGTGACAAAAGCCGCAACAAATTACGAGGAAACCGAGTTTAAACGGCTTAATCAAGTTTATACTGTCGAAAAAGCACGTGCAGAATATCAAAAGTTTGTAGATACGGGATTATTGAGAACAGAAGCAGGTATAGATGCAAAAAAGAAACTTGAAGCGGAAGAAGCAACTTTGAAAGCCTTAAAAGAGCAAAGTATTCAGTATAAGAACCAAATGAATGATTTGGAAAAATTAGTAGATGTAAAAGCATTGGTTAATGACCCGGGTAAAAATAATAAAGCTTATGACGATGAAAAAAAGAAAGCGGAAGAATACGCTGAATATATCAAGAAGATAACAGAGGATTTATCCAAATCTAAAATAGAATTGATAGCTGACGGTAGAGAAAGAGAAATAGCTGAAATCGGTAAGGAATACGATGATAGGATTAAAGAGATAAAGGGTAGGACAGACGAAGAAATAGAGCTTCGGAAAAATCTTGAAACGCTGAAAGGAAAAGCCATTGCGGAAATAAACGATAAATACGATAAGGAACTGCTTGAAATAGAAAAAACAAATCTTGAAAACAGATTGGCTTCCATTGGGGAAAACTCGAATGAAGAATTAGACAAAAGGCTTAATCTCCAAATACAACTCAATAATATGATGCGTGATGCGGAAATAAAGGACGCTGAAAAGAATGGAGAGGATGTTGTGGCGATACGCATGAAGTACATGCAACGGGAAAATTCTCTCATAATGCGAAACCTCCAAGAAAGAATTGGGTTGATTGAGGCAAATACTGATAAGGTGGTAAACGAGCAGGAAACATCCGCTTTGAAAGAAGCTAATATCATAAAAAAACAATATGCAAATGGCGAAATCAGCAAAGAGGATTACGAAAAGAAATTATATGATATTGGAGTTAAGTATGCTAAGGCGCGTCTTGAAACACTTATGAAAGAGGCGGAGGCTGAAATATCCCTTCTTGACCCAAATAGTGAAAAGTATCAGGAGCTAGAAGACAGGTTAGCCAACCTTCAAGCACAGATAAACGGAATAAATTATGATGATGCTACCAAAAAACGGGAAGAATGGATAGACAAGTTCAAGAGCGGGCTATCAGAAATGAATGATGTGGCAAGAGACGCTCTTGGAGAAACGGCCGGAATATTTGAGGGACTATCTGATATAATGGCTGGTGTAGCAGAGGATGGAAGGTTAAGTTTTGAAAACATGGCGGAAGCCGTAGGGAAGATAGTATCAGGCATCACTTCGCTGATGACCGATATATATGATGCCCGGATAGAAAACGTTGAAAAAGAACAAGAAGCCAACGATGAAGCATACGATAAAGAAATAGAACGTATAGAAGCCCTTGAAGAAAATGGTGCAATTTCCACCGAAGAGGCAGAAGCTCGCAAACGTGCAGCCGAAGATAAGACAGCCGCCAAAAATGCAGAGCTGGAAAAGAAAAAAGCTGCATTACAAGAGAAGCAAGCCAAATGGGATAAAGCAAATTCTATTGTTCAGGCAGGAATAGCAACCGCTTTAGCTGTGACAAAAGCACTTCCAAATTTAGTTCTTGCTGCATTAGTCGGTGCTATGGGAGCCGCCCAAGTAGCCCTAATAGCAGCCCAACCCATTCCCAAATACGCCAAAGGAACAAAAGACCATCCCGGCGGTTTGGCAATAGTAGGTGATGGCGGCAAGAAAGAGGGTATCGTAACTAATAACGGGCTTTTTATCACTCCTGATAAGCCGACATTGGTAGACCTTCCGGCGCATGCGCAGGTAATCCCTGATTTGTCATATATCTATGACCGTAGAGGACTTACATCGGATTATGGTTTATTGGAACAAAAGCTAAAGAATATGAGAGAAGAGGGGATTGTTGTTAATGTAAACAACGATTATAGCCGACTTGAAAGAAAGATGGAAAGCAATACCAAACAATTGCAGAACATTGGTCGGATTATGAAGAAAGCCAACCATATTGCGGATTACAATTGGATTTCAAGCAGAGTATAAGATATGATATATAATGACTTAAACAAAATATGCCTTTCCCGCTTTATAAACATATTCCTGGGGGATATTGATAAGGTTGTTCAAGGCGGAAGATATAGTATCAGAGAAAAGGCTTTGGCGGCCGAGAAGCTATGCAATGAATACTTATCAATAATAGGTGGAAAGTCTGTTTCTGCCCAAATAAACCGGAAAAATGAAGTACTGAAAATTCAAATCCGATTAAATTGCCTTGCCATATGTCAGGAACTCATTTCTTCTGGAAACTGGAGTGATGCTGTAGAAGTCATGTCTGCTTTGGGTTATAAATTCAGAGAGGACGAACATGATAAGATAAAGAACCGGATAAGCAGCGTTTCCGCTTCTGACAACTACCGCCTTGCAAAATTGCAGGAAACATCTCCTGATATAGGGAAAATAAAAATGGATAGGGAATATTTTACCAAAGAACGCGTTTCTTTAATGTCTCATGTAAAAATGCACATTGATGAAAACACGTTCTCCGCCAAAGAATATGCCTATATGGTCAAACGTATGTGTGATGACATAGATGCTATGATACGTTCAACTTCAAAAAAGAAATAGATATGTATTACAGATGTGAACTGTTGATAGGCGGAATGACATATGACGCCACAAATGAGCTTGTTAATTGGGACGATGTAGAGATGTCTTTCAAGAGAGGGGATTATGACGGAGTTGTTCGTAGTTTTTCCACAAAATTTGAGTTTGCCAACGGTGCTTATTCGCTATTGCTGAAAGAATATTTGTCGAATTACCTGAACTCATCCGCAACACTCGTGTTTTATACCCGGAATAACTCATGGCTGTTAAATGAAAAGTTCAGATGCGCTTTGGACTACTCCACATTTTCCTACAATGATACGACGTGCGAAATAAATGCCGTCGACAACAGTATCGCAAGCTTGATTAAGGCAAAGAAAGGCACGCAGTATGAATACCCGGTAAAAGAAATAAAGGAGTCCCAGCCTTTGGATTATGACAGATTGTTGATGAACAGTGATATAAAATGGTCTATACCAAGTGACGCGGAAGAGCCTAATGTTTCCCATGTAATGACTGCTTATCCTAATGCTTATTATACTATTCCTTTTTATATGTTAGGACAACCGGAAATTGCGACAAAGGACATTGTAGAGGTTTTTGATACAGCTGAAAACCGATTTGAAAGTACGGAAAGTCTATTCGGAGAATATCTGTTCAAAAATATATCTGACAGGGATTTGACCATACGGATAAAAGTAAAATTCAGTGTATTCATTACGTATCAGAGACCAGGCGTATCCTTCCCGATATATATACGGCTTTCCTCTTATAATGAAAATAGTAAAGAGCTTAAAATATATTATCAATCCGCTACAATTCAAACATTTAATACATACACTGTCGATATTGATGAGAATTTGACAATATCTCCAGGTGAGATGATTAATTTCAATATAGCACTTGCAAAATCTGACCCTATATATCAAAAATTTCCCGTTAATTTTAAATTCAACAGTCTTGACACACCGTTAAATATAAGTTTTTCCGAGCGTGGAAAATCTGTAAAAATAGATTGTATCAGTCCTAAAGTATTGCTTAACCGTTTACTGAGGTCTATAACTGATAAGAACAATGTAACGGGTGAAATCGCCACCGGAGTAGATGAGCGTTTAGACATGGCGATGATAGTTCCGGCAGAAAGCATACGAGGACTTCCCAATGCCAAAATATATACATCTTATACCAAATTCGCCAATTGGATGAGCGCGGAATTTGGGTTTGTCCCTGTAATCGGTGACGAGAAGGTGACATTTGTTCATCGTGATACTTTATTCCAAGATACAGAAATAAAGGACTTGCAGGACAGCACTTCCGATTTGGAATACAATGTGAATGCCGGACTGGTTTATTCGGGGGTAAAAGTCGGGTATGACAAACAGGATTACGACAGTGTAAATGGTCGCGATGAATTCCGCTTTACCAATGAATACACCACCGGCATTACATTGACAGATAACGTATTGGAATTAGTTAGCCCATATAGAGCCGATGCTTATGGTATGGAATTTCTTGCGGAAAAAAGAGGTGAAGATACGACTGACAGCGACAGTGATAATGATATATTCTTTGTTGGAGCATCACTTGACGGAGAAAAATACAAGCTTGTAAGGGATGGATATACAATATCCGGTGTCATATCTCCTTCTACTATGTTCAATGCAATGTATTCCCAAAGGTTTATAATTGAAGCAAACGCAAGGTATATAGGTGCTTTTGCCAACGCGTTGGAGTTTACATCATCTGACGGTAACAGTGATGTGACAATCAATGGAGTTAGCGAAAGGTCGAGCATTGTATTGGAAAACAAACTGTTCACGGTAGGAGAACTTTCCGTCAAGACCGGAGATTTGGAAATACCGTCAGACTTGACGGGTTACATTCGGGTGGAAAAGAACGGGCGTATCTATAAAGGCTACGTAAAAAGTGCAAGCTATAATTATGGACGACCGGAAGCGGTAAAATATTCTTTGATAGTCAAGAGTGTGGATTAATAGATGAGGAGATTTCATATAAGTCTATCAGGCACTCGTTATTTTACAATGTATTATTTGGAATTGGTCTAAATAGTATGTATATTTGCGCATGATGTGTGAAGTTACACATCACTATAAAAGGACGAAAAGACATGGTAAAAGTTGGTGATGTTTGCCCTCTTTTTTTCTCACCTGTAAAAGATAAGTTTGGGCTTGATATGGACTATATTCAGAAGTTCCACGCTTCTGATAAAATCCATATACAGGTATTCACTAATGCTTCTGAGGAAGTTTCAGCGAGCCTGAACAATCTTGCCGCAGGAAATTCTACACCAATATCACTTTCCACATATAATCATAATGACAATGTAGTGATGTATTACGCCATTCTTCGAGACTTGGAGGATGCCGTATATACGGTTACAATCAACGAAGATACATCAGAACCTTTTATCGTATGCTCCTCTGATGACTTGTTAGAGGAAACTGTGCTTATCCGTTATTCCCATAAAAGCAATAACTCCGCTTTTGATAACATATTTTGGGTAGATGATATTCAGCAAGTATTTAATTTTCGTGTGGAAGCAGGATTTAAACCTGGAGGATATTCCCCTCGAATAGATAATGAGCAATATCGCAACCAAATGCAAGAGATAGAAGAATTATACGCAGTACCTTATGATGTATATAATCTTACAATAGGAAATTCAAACGGTGTCCCTTATTGGTTTGCAAAACACATAAACCGTATTTTATGCCTTTCTATGGTGGAAATTGACGGGACAAGATATGTCCGTTCGGAAAGTTCTGTTCCGGAAATGACGCAAGTTATTGAAGATAGCCAGTTGTTCCATATAAATATGGCTCTTGAATTACAGAATAACGATATTGCAGGTATTGGCGGCTCTCCTGAAGCTGGTTCTTCCGCCTCTTTCCCCGCATTCCTGATAGACCACGCCAAAGATGGAGAGATGTTGCAATTCAGCGCAGAAAAAGCTGCATTTACTAATGTTGATAAGGTTGAGGTATGAAAAAAAGGCTTAGTAAAATATTATGGTTTGGTGATGCTCTTAATGAAAACAATCAGGCAGCTCCCCCTGCTTTATCTCCGAGTGATGAAGAGCATTTACAAGGTCTGAATCTCGGGGAAATATATATATGCGTCGCAGATGCCGACCCAGCACTGTTCATCAGGACTTCCGCCGACCGAATTGTCTACTTTAAGGCTCTTGATATAGAGGCTTTATCCAAGTTCTTTATAAGAAAAGACAGACCGGACGAAGCTGGATTTTTAATAAAGTTCTTAGGCGGATTATTTTCAGACTACATCCAGTCCATGAACTTTTCTTCCGGTGCTCTCGGCGAAGGCTTTGTCATTAAAGTAGACAGCAAGACGGGCGACAGCTATTTGGAAGTAGACCATATGCTGGCACGCAAAAGTGCCACGTTTATTGAGTTGCTGATACAGCGATTACGCCAGGTTGGCGGTCAGATAATACTTTCTCCCGCATCCATGTCATGTTCTAAGGTAGAGGAATACGATACCTTTTACCGCTGTTACTTCGAGAACACAGACGGGGAAAAGACCATTGTTCAGGAATTTGTAATAGGAGACCAAGCCCGCAGCCAGACATTCAACATCAAGCCAGGCGTACATGAGAACGTCTCTAATACCTACTATTGGCGGCTGGTAACAAGCGTAGGTGACAATTACATAGACCTTTCGAAGAGCGACTGTGACACGGGGTCTGCCGCACCACAAGCAGGCGATGACATTGTACAGTTAGGTAACCGGACGGATAAGACCAGACAGAACGCCATCGTATTGGCAGCATACGGGAATGATACTCCAAGCTTCCGTCAATATGCAGGGATTGATTCTTATTCTTTGGCTGGTAAAGAAGTGACAGCTTTCAGTCCTAATGGAAATAAAGTTACTGGTGACTTTATCTTGAAAACGGGTGTGAATATCCTTACCCAGTTCAAGATATTGGAAGATTTGATTTACTCTGAAATCTCCAAAGTGCTTGACGAGGTGCAGGCAAAGGATAATTACCTGTACAATGCGGCATTTGCAAGCAATACGAACGGTTGGGAGACAAAGAACGATGTTCGTTTCTTTACTGTAAACGGAAAGTTCTTATTAGTGAATGGGGAGTTCTATTCCCGTAAGGATGCTATGGCTGCCATCATCAGAGACGGAGATAGAAACGTGCTTCGTATCCTTTCTTCCGGAATTAAACAGTCAAATGCGGATTTAGCCAATAAACCGACCTATGAGGAAGGGGAAGAACCGGGAAAGTTCTTTATCTCTTTCCGGTATAAGGTAGCTACAGCCGGAACGCTGACAATAGGATTTCCCGGTCAGAACCTGCATTTCACCGAACGTCTTGAACCGAGTGAGGAATATGCAATGAAGGAGTATTCCGGCACATGGGACGGAACGGGCGATTTTGAGTTGAAGTTTACGGGGGATATATACATACATTCGCTGGCATTGACCGATAATGCCTACGAGGATATGATAACAAAGTTTGAAACCCAGCTAAGCCAAACTAATGAAAAGATTGAAGCTGTGGCAAAAAGAACATCCAATCTTGAAAGCAAAAGCGCGGGATGGTTAACCACTGCGGATGGTGTCAAGATTTGGGCTGCTGCGGAGTTTGAAAATGGAGTAAAAGCTTCGTCCTTGTTTAATGTGTCGGCGGAAAGTATAACGTTAAAGTCGCAACATATTAAGTTGGAAGGTATAATTACCGCCAATGGAAATATCAAGATACACGAAGATGGCTCTATCGAATGTCATAATGGCTCTTTTACGGGAGATATAACAGCAGATAGCGGGTATATCGGTGCATTCAAAATAACCGACAGAGGACTTGAAAACGAAAAGGAAAATCCGACTGCGACATTGAGGATAGGCAAGAATGGTGGAAAATTTTTTGAAGTGAATGTCTCTTCCGGGGCAATGTGCGGTATTCGTGGAGATGGGATTACGGCACTTAGTCTGAGTGCCTACGGTGACCATTCAATCGGTGTAAGAGTAATGGCTCAGGCTGGATATGATACTTGTGCGATAGAAGCATTGGGCAATGTAGAATTAAATGCCAGGAGCGGTGAATCGGTAAGAATAAACAGATTGCAGGCTTCCGGATTTGCTGCGGGCGTCCGCAATTTAGGCAGCAGTATAATGTCTGCCCCACTGAGCTATACAGTCAGTGATACCGATGATATTATCATATATGGAGGACCGGATATAAGCTTTGACCCTACCCTGTTTCTTCCAAGTTCGGCTGTTACGGGTCGGATTGTATATTTGAAGAACCAATTGAACCGGAATGTTTGGGTAAAAGGAAACCTAATGAATGCCAATAACAGAGGCACAACGAACGCTTCTTCAATCAATCAAATATCCTGCTTTTTCGTTTTTGACGGCAGTTATTGGGTTCATTTTTACTGTGGATAATACTAATAATTATAACTCATGAAAAAGATAAATTTTAAACAATTACTGATTGCTACGGACATTACCCGTAAGCATTGTGAAAATATAGATTGTAGAGAGAATTTTGCGAATGTATTATACCGGAACGGTAACGGTATCGCATCACATGCACTCGCTTTGAAGATATACAACTCCAATGAAGAGACAGAGTATAGTGATGAAGAAGTGGCCCTGATACAAGAGCATGCAAATGCTTTTTGCAAACCTTTCTTCATTGACGCGCTCAATCGTGCTATCAACAATCAACCGGAAGAAGTAACCGATAAACAGGAATAATTATGGCTTGGACAGAACAGGATTATCAGGAAATAGTTGCCCGCCTTATGGCTAGCTCCATAGGAGTTAATGAAGTACCGAATGCGGACAAAGCGGATGATGTAACGTCATTACCTGCATTTAAACCTTCAGGAAACGGCAGTGAATCTTCTGTAGTCAATTATCCTTTAGAATTTTTGAAAGGAGAACAAGGCGAGCCAGGTATACAGGGAGAACCTGGGAAATCATTTAAGGTAGCCGGCGAATACGCCACCCTTGAAGCCTTGAAATCCGCTGTTCCCGATGGTTCGGCAGTTGACGGGTTCATGGCTGTAGGCACGGAAGCCCCTTATGATTACTACGCATGGGTGAACGGCGAATGGGTAAGTCAGGGAAAGATAGGCGGCATGGACGAAGCGCCAACTGATGGAAAGGCCTACGGTCGTAAAAATAAAGATTGGGTGGAAGTCCTCGAGAAGTCCAAAACTGTTGAATATAAATATGATTTAAGAGAGGCAGACTTAGATACATTTAAAGGGAGTGGTGGGGATATTGCTTTTATAGGTATTCAAAGAAACAATAAATTTGCTACCCCTGAAAATCATTATCCATTAGAGGAAGCTGGCACTCTTATAGTTGCAGGTACCATTACTGATAAAACAAACCAAATTTACCACACGTATAATTCTAACCGTATATTTATACGCAGTGCAACGTCAAAAGGAGAAAATGGGAGTTTTTCTGATTGGGTGGAACTTGCTAAAGTTACCGACGTCCTCACCAAGACCAACACTTCATCATTCACCCCTACGGGCGATTACCAGCCTGCAACGAAGGAGTATGCGGATAATATCGGTTATGGCAAAGTTATTAATGCAGATAGTGGAACTATTTCCAATGATTTAATTGGCAATGGATTGAATTTAACTGGTGTGGATGCAGAAGAGAGAGTTAATAGGTATTTTGGCAACCTTAGTAATTTTAGAAGTGTAGTACAAGATATAATAGAAAATCACACAAGATACTTCATTCATAACAGCAATGATTGCAGAGAATTAGGTTGTTTAAATACTTGGAAAAATACGGGAAACACTGAACATGAATTACATTTTATATTAACAGGATTTGGTGATGGGAATTTGCATACAAAAAGGTATTCAATAAGAATCACTGAGAATACTGATGATGCAAGATTTATAATAGTAAATATCATTTCTTCCGACAACCTCACCACCCTCACCAAGAAAACCGCTGCCGAGTACGAGGCTATTGGCTCTAAGGATGCCAATACAGCATATTGTGTAACCGATTAAAGGAATAATGATTATGTTAAAAATAGGAGAATTGACCTCAGGGCTATTTGCTGGAGATAAGCTGATTGCGGGCAAAGAATTTGATATTAAACAACTTGTTGATAACATTACTATTGCTAATGATTTTGTAGATATTTCTGATGGTTCGAGTGTAAGAAGAATTTTAATTGTTAATCTTAGTGATAGTTCCGAGACAGTTTTGTATTGCGATGAAGTACAAACTAAAATACCTGCACAACATATTGAATGGTATTCTTATGATATAAACAACCAAAGTTTTGCTTACTATAACGAAGGTAATACAGATTTAAGGTGTTTACTTCAATATGTAGAAAACGAGCCAATTGTTGTTACCTCTTATGTTGATACGATATGTAGTAATGGAGATAGCATGTTTGATGTTTATGATAGTACAGTCCCAATAACTGCTAATGTAGTTTGCATTGTAATGAATGCGTGAAACAATAATATTAATAAAATAACAAAGTGTTGACTTTTTTGATTATGAGAGTAAAAGTATTTTACGAAAACTGGTTTGCCAAACTTATCCTCTTTGGCAGCTACACAACTATAATGCTCTTCGGCTTCATCCTTACGAAGCTGAAGGAGTTGTCCGAAACAACCATACGCCATGAACGGACACATCAGAAACAGTTCTTCGAGTGTATGGAGATAGCGGCTATCCCGTCTGTATTGCTGGCGTTCCATGTCAGTGCATGCTGGTTGTTACTTATCCCGATATTCTACTACATTTTGTATCTGACAGAATGGTTTGTGAGCTTCGTGTATCACTTGTTCACAGACAACAAGATTGGGGACGGAGAGGTCAATAAAAACGCTTACCGTGCGAGCGCATTTGAAATGGAAGCCAAACTTAACCAGGATAATCCGAACTATCTGAAAGAACGTAAATGGGGTGCGTGGTTCCGCTATTATGGCAAGATGTGAAAATCCCGTCCTACTCTCACGAGCAAAACGGAATGACAGTAGTTAGCTTATTTGATAAGAGACACAAAGATAGGAATAATTGACAAATAACGATAAGATGAGTACAGAAGTTGTAAATGCAGCCCTTCAAACAGGCAAGGGTATTAGTGATTTTGGAATGATGGCTATAACCGCAGGCTTTTTCCTTGTGTTATCAGCCTTGTTGATGGTGGCGTGCTTCCGTTGGTTTATGAATATGGTAAACCAGCTTATGACATCACAGAAAGAGATAAACCAAGACTATAAGGACACCATGAGGCAACTATTGGAAGAAACCCGTGCGCAGAATGAGCGATTGAACGTGCTATCGGAAAGTCTAATGCCCGAAACTCAGCTGCGTATAAAAACGCTAAGCAATGTATTCTTCGACCTTTCCGTTGAGAGGGTGTGCCGCATTATTAAGAAAGTACGTGAAGAAAACCATATATCAGACAAGGAAGCTACTGCAAGAAAGATACGCACATTGCTTACAAACATACACGAGGACAGAAATTCAAAACTTGACTGCTTTTCGTATCGTGGGAACAGGCTTTCGGAATACACGGAAAAGAAATGGATAGAACAGGTTGCTAAAGCCGTTGAAGCGGAGATTTACAATGAAAACGGAGCGAACAACGGCAGGGCATACACGAATGTAGAGTCGGTCTATGCGAATATAAGATTGGAATTTTATCACAATTTGAATGAAAGATAAAGATGTATGGAAGAATGGAAAGATATTAAAGGGTTCAATGGATTTTTTCAAGTCAGCAATTTAGGGAATATCCGTTCTGCAGACAGAAGTTTTACTAATAAAAATGGACGTAGATATTCATTTTCCGGTAAGCCTCTTAAACAGCAAAGTAGTAAAAATGGATATAAACTTTCTTGTTTTAACTTTAATGGTAAGTTATATCGCTTCCTTACACATAGGCTCGTTTATGAAACCTTTATTGGAGTCTTAGATGAAAGGTTGGTAGTAGACCATATAAACGGTAACAAGACAGATAATAGAGCATCAAACCTCAGGCAAATAACAAGCAGGGAGAACACAACCATCTGTCGTAAAAGAAAGCACCCAGTGGGATGTAACTCGGTAAATGGGAAGTACTATATTGCAAGTTTTGGCATTGGGAAAAGCAATAGAGTTTATCTCGGCTGCTTCAATTCGGAAAAAGAAGCGGAAAAATCCTATAATGACGCTTTGGTTGAATACAACAATACAGGAACTATAACAATACGCCCTAAAAGAAAGATTAATAAAGTAATTAATGGGATGAAGGTATGTTCTAAATGTGGAATAAATAAATCTGTTTCGGAATATTCGCTGTGTAATCACGGACATCCATATAGCATGTGTAGGAGTTGTGTCAATAAAAGAAAGAGAGAGAAGAAGTGTGAAATAATAACTAAAGATAAGGAGTAACAAAATGAAAAAGAAACTGATTATCGCGGCGATTGTTATCGCTATTATCGTGGGAGTTATGCTGTACATGCACTACACACCGTTTTGGGTGAACCTGACTACTGTTGTATCATTCGGTGTCGGTGTTGTTGCCGGATGGGTGGCTCGTTTAGTTTATGACAAATATTTCAAGGAGGACGCGCAGAATGAAAGTATTGATTGACAACGGACACGGAAGTAACACTCCGGGCAAGTGTTCACCGGACGGAAGATTGAAAGAGTATGCGTATACCCGTGAGATTGCCATACGTTTGGAAGCGGAATTGCGCAAACAAGGCGTTGATGCAAAACGTATCGTCAAAGAGGAAATAGACGTTCCCCTATCGGAGCGTTGCCGTAGGGCGAACGAATACAAGGCAAGTGACACAATCCTCGTATCTATCCACTGTAATGCAGCGGGAAGCGGCTCTGAATGGATGCAGGCACGTGGTTGGGAAGCGTGGACTTCGGCAGGTCAGACGAAAGCCGATAAATTAGCTGATAGCTTATATGTGGCAGCCGAACGACTTTTGCCGGGTATGAAGATACGCAAAGATATGACGGATGGCGACCCTGATAAGGAAAGCGGGTTCTACATCTTGAAGCACACGAAGTGCCCGGCAGTCCTTACAGAGAACCTATTCCAAGACAATAAGGAAGATGTTGGCTTCTTATTATCGGAAGAGGGGAAGCGGGCAATAGTGGACTTGCATGTGCAGGGAATTGTGAACTATTTGAATAACTCTAAAAAGTAAACATCATGGCAGCAGAAGTTTTATCATTTCAACAAGAAGAAGGCAAAACAGCGTATTACGCAACGTTTGTCAGTGACGGTAATCCCGTTACCATACAGATAAAGAACAAGGGCGGATATGTGACCGCTTTCGCAGGAATTGACGATTTGGAGCCCGTTCCGCTTTATCCCAACGCATCCCAATATAACGGTGCGTCCAATACGATTTTCCGTATCGCAGGGATAGCGAATGGCATAAACGTCACAATTAAGAGCGCTACCGAAGTATTGGAAGCCAAAATGATTAAAGAGGGATAGTCTATGAAACCAATCACTATCCCAAACATCAGCATCCCAACAATCGGTATTCCTACTATTGGTATACCGTCTGTCGGTTTCCCGTCCGCTTCGGGCGGTGGCGGTCTTTCATGGCCCGCTGGTATGAAAGAGCACATCAAGGCTTGGTATGACCCGAAGAAGCAGGGTATGACTAACTATGATGTGATTGAAGCATACACGGAAGACTTTAGTAAAAACCCATGGAATAATAAAACAGAAAAATATGTAGGAAATCTTACTTCTAAAACTCTAACCGTTACCGAAGTTCTTGTTAGAAGTGCATTGATATATACGAACATTAAACCTTATAATTTCAAAGTTCGTATAACAGGATTAATAAATAATCAAAAAGTTATATTTGGTGATGATACATCTCAATATAGAGCACTTATAGTTGATAAAGATGGTATTTATGATATTAATTGGGAAGATAATCATAACGCTTATTGTATTTGGATAGATTTTATCGGTGAATGTAATATCACCATCACCCAGCTTCCTACTTCTATTCTAAAAGACTTTAGCGGTAATAAACATGATGCTTATCTTTATGGTTTTAAAGGTAAATTGAATAGTGGTGTTGGTATTTATGCTCAAGATTTTAAGAATTGGAATTATGGTTCAACTATTATTAATAATATAAGTACAAAATCTTATAACAAATTTCATATAGTTAAAAAGAAAGCTGATAATTGGTTTGGTTTTACTGTTGGTATTCCAAAAACTAATTATTATAATCAA